GGTACCAAGCTCAACCTGCAAGGCACTGCCGGGCAGGCCGGGGTCGGTGACGGCTTCGAGAAGTCCCTGTTGCGCAACCTGGCAGCTGGCGCCGGCATCAGCTACGAGCAGCTGGCCCGGGATTACTCCGAAACCAACTACTCCAGCGCCCGGGCCGCTATGCTCGAGAGCTGGAAGTTCTTCCTGTCTCGCCGCCATATCGGCCCCGGCCGCTTTGCGTCCCACACCTACTCCTTGTGGCTCGAAGAGGCGATGGCCCGCGATGAGCTGCCAATGCCTGCGGGCGCCAGCGAGACCTTCTGGGACTACAAGAACGCGTTCTCGACCTCGACCTGGCATGGCGCCGGCCGCGGCCAAATCGATCAGCTCAAGGAAACCCAGGCATCAGTGCTGAAAATATCCAGCGGCCTGTCCACTTGGGAAAAGGAAATGGGCGATCTGCACGGCGAAGACTGGCGCGAGATCTTCGAACAGCAGGCGCGAGAGCTCAAGCTGCGTGAAGAGCTCGAGCTGCCCACCAATATGGACGCCAACAAGCCTATAGCCAGCGACCCCACCGATGACGACCGGCCCGATACCACCAAACCAAAGAAGAAGGGCGGGGACGATGACGACCGCAACGATGACGGCGAGTTCGCCCGGGCCCAGAAACCACGAATAAGAATGTATGGCTAAGTACCCAAGGTCTATTCCCCCACTCAATCTCTCCACCAGGGAAAAATCGCACCGCCTCAAGCGCCTGCTGAAGCTGGCCAACTTCAACAAGGAGAATTATGAGCAAGAGGTGAAGTACTACGAACAGCGAGGGTGCTTTGATGATCGCGACGAAACACCCATGGCGCCGGCAGTAGACCCGCGCGCAAGCGAAGAGCCCGAATACATTAATCACATCAGAGAGCGGCGCATAGCCAGGCGCCGCCAAGAGGACCGCTGACCATGAATCACAATATGGAATTACTGTCTCGTTACCTGGACCAGCCGTTGCTGCTGAGCGAAGAGGGTTCCCGGTTTTTGAGCTTCCTGGGCAGTAGCAAGCTCAACCGCGAGCCGACCGATTTTCTCAAGCAGGCGATGATCGAGCAGGGTGTGGCAGATGTGTCACTGCTGCGCTTTGGTATGGACTCCGAGTACAAGCCCTACCCGATGACCGAGGCCGGCATTGCGGTGTTGACCGTGAACGGCACGCTCGAGGCCAACAGCAACTGGTACGGCAACTACTGGACCGGCTATGAGGCTATCGAGTCCAGGTTTGCCTATGCGATGCATGATCCTGATGTGCGAGGCATTGCCCTGACCATCAACTCCCACGGAGGCGAGGCCGCCGGTTGCTTCGAGTGCGCCGATTTGATTGCCTCTCATCGAGGCGAGAAACCGATCAGGGCGCTGGTCAAACACTCTGCCTACTCGGCGGCATATGCTGTCGCGACCGGCGCAGATATGATTGCGGGCACTCCCAGCGCAGGGCTTGGCTCGATCGGGGTGATCGTGGCCCACGCCGACCAAAGCAAAATGATGGAGCGGATTGGTATTGATGTAACGCTGATCCATGCCGGCTCCCATAAAGCTGATGGCAACCCCTTTGAGCCGCTGCCCGAAGCCGTCAGAGAACGAATACAAACCCGGGTTGATGCCTTGTATGCGACGTTTGTAAAGACTGTCGCGCAAAACCGGAATATAAAAGAGTCCGTAGTGAAAGGCACCGATGCCGGTACTTTTCAGATCCAGGAAGCCATCGAGCTTGGCCTGGCGGATAAAGAGCAAACCGTTGGCGATTTCTTTCAGGAATTCGAAGACGATCTGCGAAAACCCAACTCCAGAGGAATGTCAGCAATGGCTTCAAACACACCCGATCAAGCCGCCGCACAAGTCGCCGCTCAAGCCGCCGCTCAAGCTGCAGCCCAGCCGACTATTGATGTCGCGAAACTACAAGCCGACTCGGCCCTTGCCGAGCGCACCCGCATCGAATCGATCATGAATTGTGAGGAGGCCAAGGACCGCACCAAGCTCGCTTCCCACGTTGCCCTGAAAACCAATATGTCTCTTGAAGACGCCAAAACCGTATTAGCCGCTGCCGCCGGAGAAGCTCCTGCTCCAGCCCCCAGGGCTGGCAAGAACCCATTGGAAAACGCTATGGACCAGGAAGGCGATGCTGACCTGGGTGCTGGTGGTGACACTGGTGCTGCAGAACAAAGCGCAGCACAGAAGCTCTTTGCAGGCTTGAACCAGAAGCGCGCCAAGTAACTCGGACTGAACAAAAACCTAGAGGAAATTCAAAATGGCTGATGAACGATATTTAGCTGGTAACGGGTCCGACGCTTACACGCCGGACGATTTGATCACTGGAGAAAAGCAGGTTGTCACCCAGCCCGCAGTCGTTGTAAACGGCTCTGGTGTCGTCGCGCAGTACACCGTTATGGGTGTGATCACTGCCACCGGCAAAAGCAAGCCCTGTGCTGCCGCTAATGGTGACGGCTCTGAAATAGCTGATCATATTGTGATCAACGGCTGTGACGCTTCTGCTGCTGACGCGAAGGTCGCCGCTTACAAAGAAGGTTGCTTCAACCCCGATCTGCTTACCATTGGTGCCGGCCTGAACCTCACTGATGTTGCAGTTATCAATGCCCTGAGAACACGCGGCATTTATCTTCAAACTCCTGCTTAACACAAGCAGAAAACCAAACGCATTAGGAGATTAAAACATGCCGGGCAATTACGATACTGTAGAGCTGGTAGCCTTAATTGAGGAGCACAAAGCGCCCCTCCCTTATTTGACCCGCCGATACTTTCCCAGCGTCATGGAATTCGACACTGAAGAAGTGGCATTTGATTATGTCCTCGGCGAGCGCCGTATGGCCCCGTTTGTTAGCCCAATGGCTGCCGGTGTGGTAATGCGCTCCAAGGGCTCAACCATGAAGACGTTTCGGCCTGCTTACGTTAAGCCGAAGCATTCCATCAACCCGGCTGAGCCTCTCAAGCGCCTGCCCGGCGAGCAGCTCATGGGCGCTATGTCCCCCGAGCAGCGCCTGAATCTCATGAAGGCCAAGAAGTACGTTGATCAAAGCAACATGATTGACAACCGGATTGAGTGGATGGTTGCGCAGATACTGAAGGCTGGATCTGTGACTGTTGAGGGTGACAACTATCCCAAGCAAGTGGTTGACTACAATCGCGATGCCGGTTTGTCCATCACTCTGTTGACCACAGCGCGCTGGAACGACTCAGCACCTGAGATCATCGACGACATTGAGTCCACCGCAACGCTGATGGCGCAGGCCGACTTCGGTTCTCCTGCTACCGACATCCTGATGGCTCCCGATGTCTGGGCTGTCATGCGCAAAGATGCCGGCGTTAAAGACTTGCTGGATACAAACTACATCGGCGGCAATACCGTCATTGATCGCGCGCCCCAGGTGTTCGACAACGATGCAGACCCCGTTGAAGTTGGCCGCATGGGTCGCTTCCGCTTGCTGGTTGATGCCCGTGACTATGAAGACGACACCGGCTCAGTAGTTCCTTATATGGGCTCTGGTGAAGTTCTGATGCTGTCCCAGAACCTGGGTGGCGTACAGGCCTTCGGCGCCATCCTCGACCTGGACGTTATGCATGCCATGCGCGCATTCCCGAAAGAGTGGAAGGAGCAAGATCCTTCAGCCTGGATGGTAATGACTCAGTCAGCGCCACTGCCTATCCCCCAGCGGATCAATGGTTGCGCCTACCTGAAGGTCTTTTAAGTTTACCCCTTGAGTGAGTGAGCTTAGGGGGCGGCTTGCCGCCCCCGTTTTTTAATTGAAGAGGAGAAACCCATGGGGTATTACGCCAAGGGCACTGTGATCTTGGGCGCAGGCAAAAAGCGGGAAACGCTGTTGCCAGGCACCTGCCTAGACGGGAAAGTAAAAACCACTGAACTCGAGCAAATGGCTGAGGACGGCGTGGTTGAGTTTTTTGATGAGAAAGAGCTGTTGCCGGAGCCTGCCGATAAGGCCGATAAAGGCGAGTAGCGGTGGCGTTCAACTGGGCAGCGACCAGAAAGCTGGTGAGAACAACGGTCGCCGAGACCTTTGGTCTCGATGCCCAGTACCGCGCTTCCGATAATTCCCCGTCTATCCCTGTCCGTGTTCGAGTCCACAACAAAGACGTTGAGCTTGAGCAAGATGGTTTTATGCGAGCCGACCAGGAAACATGGATCTGGTTACTAATTAGCGAGGTGCCCACCCCGGTGGTGGACGCCTCAATCTATATCGAGTCAACCGGTGAGAGCTTCCTGGTTGATCGACTCAAGCCGGGTACCGACATCGCGATACCGGTGGTAGTGAGAGCGGCGTGAAAATTGATATTCAAACCTCCGGGTTGGATAAGTTCGCCGAGCGGATGGAGCGCTTCCCTGCTGCCACCCGCAAGGCCGCGGTGCTGTCGATCAACAAGGCCACCCGCCGCGCCAGGACTGCAGCCAGCCGGGAGATACGCAAGCAGGTATCACTGACGGCTGGCTATCTCAACAAGCCAGAGCGGTTATGGATTAGCCGCTATGCCAGAGAGACCAACCTGACTGCCAGAATATCGGCCCGACAGCGGCCCACCTCGCTGGTGACCTACGGCGCCAAGCAACTGTACAGAGCGGGCAAGCGCAAGGCTCGAGTCCGAGGCGGCATATCGGTCAAGGTCAAGCGTGGCGGCGGTCGGCGCAAGATCAAGCAGGCGTTTTTTATCCGCCTGAAGCGCGGCACAGAGCACGGCGGGAACCTGGGTGTTGCGGTGCGCTCCCTCGAGGGCCTGAACCTCAAGAAGCTGGGCGCATCAAACAAGTCTGCCGGGATTTATACCTTGTACGGGCCATCGATCGATCAGGTATTCAACACGGTTCGGAAAGACATCAGCCCCGAAATCTCCAAATACCTGGTGCAGGAATTTAACCGACAATATGCGAGGCTTCTGTAGTGGCAGATAGTTCCAGGCTCGCCATGCTCAAGGCGCTGACCTCCCTGCTCGAGGGCATCACCCCCGGCAACGGCTTTGCCCACGACCTGAGCAACGAGGTGTACCGCGGCCGCTACAATTTTGGCACCGAGGTTAACGGAACCAACATGGTGTCCCTGATCGAGGCGCCGGAGCAGCAGGAACCCGATCACGTAACCGACGCACGAGTGCGCAAGGTCGAGCTCAAAGTTCAGCTGTGGGGCGTCACCGCATCCCAGGGCAGCCACAAAAATCCGTCCGACGAGGCCTATGCGCTGCTGGCAGATGTGATTAAAAAGCTCTCAGAGATCAACAACCCAAGCTCCGCCAACTACTTTTTAGGCGAGAAGCTGGTGGACACTTTGGCCATGGATACCGGCGTTGTTCGGTGCCCGGAAGAGGGTATCTGCAAAACCCCCTTTTTTGTCGCCAATTTGGTCTTAACATACGTGGAAGACTTAATGGCCCCATAACCATGTTCCCGGCGCCACGAATATGGTTCAAGCATTTTGTCGGCCTGGCCAAAAAGGTTGCAGCATGAACTCACGCGGTGAGTGGTGGTATCGGAAACAAGCGGCGAGCTCGGCACCCCTGCGTTATGTGCCGCGCTCAACGTACAAGCTGAAAGAGGCCTATGTGCTGGGCGCCAAGTTGCGCCACGCCGGTGAGCCAGTCTATTTAACAGAATTTCAGGCACAAAGCCTGAAGCGTGAAAACGTCATCTAGGAGAAGTTGAACATGGGTATTTTATTTGGCAGCAACAAGAATACACTGGGTCGCGGCCGATTGTTCTTCGATCGCTTCGCGGATGGCACCACCAACAAAACTGGCGAGCTGTACCTGGGTAACACCCCTGAGTTCAATCTCACCGTAGAGCCCGAAACGCTGGAGCACTACGACTCCGACGCCGGCCTGAAATTCAAAGACGAATCCACAGTGCTGCAGTTTGCCCGCGCCGGAAGCTTTGTCACCGACAACATCAACTTGAACAACCTGGCGCTGTTCTTCTTCGGCACCCAGGAATCAGTGACTCAAGCCGCAACACCAGTAGCCGATGAGGCTATCACTGTGCTGCAGGGCCGCCACTACCAGTTGGGCGCTACTGTCGCCAACCCTCCCGGTGTGCGTAATGTGGGTACCGTAGTGGTGCAGGATGATACTGACACCACCACATGGGTAGAAGATACCGATTACTCCCTCGATGAGGCCAGAGGCCGAATCTATATCATCCCGGGTGGCGGCATCAGTGATGATGACGTGTTGCACGTCGACTACACGCCGGTGGCTAACACTCGCACCCGGATTGTGTCAGCGGATCAGTCACTCTACGGTGGCCTGCGGTTCGAGAGCGCCAACCCGGTTGGCGATAAAAACGATCACTTGTTCCCCAAAACTCTGCTTACGCCAAACGGCGATTATGCGTTGAAGGGTGACGAGTGGCAGCAGATGAGCTTCAACGTCGAGATCTTGACGCTGGACGACGCAACATCGCCTCATTACATCGACGGGCAGCCCGCTTAATAAGCTGGCAAAGCTGGAGAGTATTAATGGGACTGATGTCATGGATAGCCCCCAAGAAGACTATTGATCTTCCTGGGGGTGA